ACCCCCCCTTATATTTATTATGTAAAGTTGATGAGCTCCTTCGAAGAAGCTTAAAATTTTGATTAACGCTACACGTTATGCCCCCACAAAAACGAACAGAACTAACCGAGCAGCAGAAAAAGGCAGCGGACCTCTACGTCCTCGACACCTTTGCGCGCAAGCAGAAGACCCATAAGAGTTACATCGCGCAGAAGGTGGGCGTTAAAGAGGATACGGTAGTCAAGTGGTTTATGCGCTCTGAGCCGTTCAAGGAATATGTCAGCCAAGAGCTAGCGCGCATTAAAGACAACTTTAACGACTTGCCGATGGCCATGCGCCGCACGCGCATCCAGCGCCTTACAGACCTGTACGACACAATCGAGGACAGGCGCGTGGATTTAAAGATCAAAGTCCTGCGTGAGATTCGCGAAGAGGTGGGCGATCACAAGGTGCACGTTGAGGTGGAGCATAAGGGTAACGTGACTGTAGCCATCCCACCTCGCCCCGACTCTTACGAGGAGTGGTTGGAGCAAAATAAACTAGCACAGCAGGCAGTGGATGCTGATTGGGAGGAGACAAATGGCCAGCAAGCCCTTTTGGGACAAATCGAATCCCAAACCCAAGTCGAAGCGGTCCAAGCTAACGCCTAAACAAAAAGCTGCCGCCAAAGCGCGCGCTAAAAAAGCAGGACGCCCCTATCCCAATTTAGTGGATAACGCCGCTGTAGCGCGTAAGAAAAAGAGCAAATGAACCAAAGACCTTCTCGCATCGCAACATTGATGCGCTTGTTTTCCTATCAACCTCCTGCTGGTATGGGTGATAACCAAGAGGTGGGGCAGGCTCTAGCAGGTTTAGCTGATAAAGTGAGGCCGCAGGGAGCTAATAATATGCTGGAAGAGTTTGCAAACCTCCCAGGATATGCCTTGGCCAATACGATTGATGCGGCAGGTGTGGCGGTGCAGCCAGAGATGGTAGTCTCAGCATTAAAGCAATTGGCGTCTGACCCCACGTCAGCGATAGAAGGCGCAAAAGATTTTGCCAGTGAAGTAGCTCAACGCCCGATTGCTATAGCAGAGCAGATGAGCATAGGTGATCTTTTGGCGCCTGGTTTAGGTGCTATGCTACCTAAAGGCTCAAATAAATTATTAAAAAATTTAAGTGCGCGGTCTAAAAAGTTAATGCAGGAGCAATTAGATCGTGGTGAGGTGCTAGGTGCGCTGGAGCGTGGGCGACTGAAAGAAGAACAAAGAAAATATGCAGGTGTAAACGTTAAATTTGCTGAATTAGAAAATCAAAAAAACAGAATGTTACAAGATGCTCGGCAAATTATTAAAGATAGAAAAGAAGGTAAAATAGCAAAAGAAGAAGCGGATAATTGGATAAAAGAAAATTACACTAAATATCAAGATTTTAAAGAACAATTAAGTGCTTTAGCCACAAAAAAAGATCGATTTCGTAAAGCCTTAGAACAAGATCAAAATTTTACCAATCTAGACGATGTTGAAAAGGCGCGTCTTGACCGTGCCGTGCAACAGGGCTTTAACATTGACGCATTTCACGGTACCAAAGGCGACATTGAGTCGTTTGATCCAGGCTTGTTGGGCGCGACAACAGGTGCGCCGAGTGCGCGCCTTGGCTTTTTCTTTAGTGCCGATCCTGAGACGGCAAATTACTATGCGCGCGCAGCAGAAGGGTATAATTTGGGTAGGAGTGACCAGATTCGGGAAGCAATAAATCTTGCAGAAAAAGAAATACAAAAAGTCAACTTAGAGGCAGCAAAAATTGATATTGAAGCACGAAAAAAGGCAGGATATTACGAAAAGCTAAATGATCTTGTAAATAAAGAGCGCGCAGGTGAACTTTTAAATTTTGAACGCCAGAATAAAATGGAGGAATTGGATAGGCAAATGGCAGCAGAAATTGCCAAAAATCCAGCCTATTTAGAAGCAAAAGCTAAAGCCGATCAACTTAGCAAGGATCGAGCTAACATACCTTCCGATTATGGCATGAATATAATGCCCATCAAGCTACGCCTACAGAATCCACTGGAATACGACTTTGGCGGCCAGTCTTACCGCGAAGTGTCCTACCACGACTTGCTCAAGCAAGCGCAGGAGGCAGGCAACGATGGTGCCATATTCCGCAATACAACAGACGGCGGTGGTGTGACGGACATATACATTGTGTTTGAGCCGTCACAGATACGCAGCCAATATGCAACGTTTGATCCGAATGAGACCGCATCGAGCAGCCTCATCGCCAACGCACCGCCGATCCTCTTTCCACTTGGCGTAGGTGCAGCAGCAGCATCTCACAACGTAAATCAGCAGCAGTAAATGAGCATAGCGAGCCCCACGCCTGTCATATGGACACCACAGATTGGCCCCCAAGAGGAGGCCATCCGCACTGCGGGATTTGTGGACGAACTCCTATATGGCGGCGCAGCGGGGGGAGGGTAAGACGGCATGGCTCATCGGAGATTACGCAGCAGACATTGATCAAGGGTCTGATTGGGTGGGCGTGCTCTTTCGCCGCTCGTATCCCGAGTTGGACGATATCATTGCTCAGACGCACGAGTTCTACCCTCAGTTAGGCGGTGAGTATAAGGTTGGCGCGCACGAGTGGCACTTTAAGACAGGCGCAATCCTACGCCTGCGCCACGCCGAGAATGAGCTTGACTTCCCACGCTACCAAGGATGGTCCTTGTCATGGGTAGGGTTTGACGAACTTACCAACTGGCCTGACCTCAAGTTTTACCAAATGATGAAGTCACGCCTGCGTGGACCTGCCAAACGCAAGCGTTTCCGCTGCACGGCTAACCCTGGTGGGGTAGGCCACGATGCGGTCAAGCAATATTTCATCAATGCGGGCCCACCCCGCACGCTGATACACGGCGATAACGGCGCAACGCGGATGTTTATTCCAGCGCGCGTGCAGGACAACAAGATCCTCATGCAGAATGATCCCGACTACGTGGATCGCCTGCGCGAGGTGGGTGACCCCGATTTGGTTCGGGCGTGGCTTGAGGGGGACTGGGACAGCATCGTCGGTGCCTACTTTTCCTTGTGGACCAAAGACGTGCAGGTTCCCTCGTTTGTGATACCCGAGCATTGGCCTTTGATTGGCGCGCTTGATTACGGCGAAAGTGCTCCCAGCGCGTTTTTGCTCGCCACAACAGACTACGATGGCAATGTATACGTCATCGCAGAATACTACCAAGGCAATGCCACAGCATCGCAGCACGCCTACGAGATTAACAAGCTCATAGAGACCTGCCCATTTACGGGTGGACGTAGGCCCAGCGTTATCGTGTGTGACCCGAGCATGTTTGTGCGCAGGCGCCTATCTGAAGTGATCAATAACTCACCTGCCGACATCTTCCGACAGAACGGCTTGTATCTAACGCGCGGCGCTAACGAGCGCATAGCTGGATGGCGGGTGGTTAATGACGCATTGCTCAAGCAACGAGTATATGCCTTTGCAGGCTGGACTGACAACTTATGTCGCACCATGCCAAGCCTGCCTCGCGATCGACGCAACCCCGAAGATGTTGATACCAAGAGCGAGGATCACGCGGCAGATGCCCTGCGATACTTGATGATGTATGCGTATCGAGCTAGGGAACCTAAGAAGGCAAGCAACAAAGACCACAAGCTGGGCGCCAATGTCATCAACTCGCTCAAAAAGAAAAAACGCGGCGCACGATACGCCGCTTGAGTTTAGACCCCGAGGCCCTATGCTGGGCCAAATAGGAAAAAATGCAAGAAAAAGAGATACAAAGGTGGAAGCGCGAGCGAGAGATCGCTAAACGCTACATGGCTCCCAAGCATCGCCTATGGCGCAGGCTGCTCAAGGCGTATCGCATGGAGTATGAGCATTTGGGCGTTGATGAGGTGGTGCGCATCTCGCGTTTTTACCCACTGACACGCCAACTCTTGGCGTCCATCTCTTTTCGTTATCCGCACATCATGGCCACGGTGGATAATCCTGTAGTGCGGGACCATGCTGAGATCATTGCATCCACTGCTAATGCAGCCAACCGCGTGATGGATGTGCGCCCCGAGGTGCAGCAGGCGCTCTTTGATGCGCTGTATTGTTATCTGGGCTGGCTAAAGTTTGACTACAATCCTGCGGGCAATGATGACATCATCGCGCCCTATGTCACGTCAGACACTATGGCCAACGACATGGTATCCGTGCGCCGCGTATCGCCATTCAATGTTTACATTGATCCGCTGACCCCTCCGCATAAGCTGCACGAGGCACGCTATATCATGGAGGACATGATTGTGCCGCTGGAGTTTGTGCGCAAGGATCCGCGCTTTGATCGTTATAAAAACAAGATCAAACCCATTGTGCGCGAGGATCGCGATGAGATGCTCAACAACCTGCAAGAATCACCCATGACGCAGGATGAGCGCGAGGCATACACCGAAGCCCAAGAGAATGGCGAGATGGTGATGCTGACGGAGGTGCATGACCGTATACACGGCAAGCGCGTTACGTTCGCGCGCGGCATCGACGAGCCTGTAGAAGAGATTGACCATCCATTTCTTGAGATGGACCCCATCACCATTCCCGACCCCATAACGGGCGAGCCCCTTATGACGGGAGAGATGGTGCCCACGGGTGCATGGCTGGTCAAAGGTGGGTTCCCATATCACCCGATCCAGTTTGACCTGCACGAT